TCCAGCAGTTTACCAGATTTTTTTTACTTGGAGGCAGAATTATTGTTTACCACCAAAATCGTAAATCAAAATCGTCTTATCCTTGTCTGTCTTTTTATCCAAACCGTAAGCAATAGCTGCTGCTGTTGGTTCGTTGATTACTCTCAACACGTTAAGACCAGCAATTGTACCTGCATCCTTAGTAGCTTGACGTTGCGAGTCGTTAAAGTAGGCAGGAACTGTTACCACCGCCTTTGTTACCTTTTGCCCAAGGTAACTCTCTGCAATTTCTTTCATTTCAGTAAGAACCATTGCAGAGATTTCTTCAGGATAAAATGACTTGGTTTCATTCAAGTATTCAACTTGGATTTTAGGTTTGCCATTGTCGTTAGTAACCTTAAAAGGCCACAACTTCATATCGTCTTGAATCTCCTTATCAGAGAACTTACGTCCAATAAGTCTCTTTGCATCAAATACAGTGTTGTAAGGGTTGATGGTAGATTGGTTTTTAGCAGCATCACCAATTAAACGCTCTTCGTTAGAGAAGGAAACATAAGAAGGGGTTGTGCGGTTGCCTTGAGTGTTGGCAATGATTTCCACACGACCATTTTGATACACACCCACACAGGAGTAGGTAGTACCAAGATCAATACCAATAGCACCTTTGTATTCAGTAGAATAAGTCATATTTTATTAGTTTACTTAAATTTTTAAATTATATTTAAAAATTTATTGACGGGATAGAAGTTCATATGTATCACTGTTATTAGCGCCATTATATTGATAATAACATTTATTATTTACTTCATTGCCAGGAGCATAATCATTATTTACCTTAACTCTACATATATAAGAAACAGTTCCATCTTCAGGATTTATACCTCCTTCAATTTTTTTAACACTTGCATCACTTTTAGATTTCCATGTTAAATTTGAAATAGCATCTGCTAATTGATAATTTTCGGAATATGTCCATCCTCTGTTAGGAACATTATAATAACATTTATTATGATTAGGAATAAATTTACCAGGAACCATATATCCATTCCATTCGGTTCTACAAACATAAGTTTTTGTATTTCCTTCATTACCTCCTGCTATAGGATTTATAGGATTTTTAGACCAAGTTATTGCATCGCTATAATCTTTAGGGATTGTAGGAGAAGCACAACTTACTGTTAATCGTGTCAAATCACCTCCATTACTTCTTTGTTTAATACTTGAAAAAACACCATTTGGACACTTATATTCGCCATATCTCTTAAATTTGTTTGCGTCACTACATGTAAATATTTTTTCTTCGTCACGATAATACATTTTTAATCTTTGAACTTCTCCTTCCCTCATATCAGTATCATCCATAATTAAATCAAATTTATCTAATGGTTTAATATTCTTATCATAAATATTTTTACATTCACCATATATAAATGTAGAAGGACATATATTTGTACTACTAGCATTTCCAAATATTTCACCATATGCACAATTATATTCTAAATTATCGTTTCCTTCCCATGAACCATAATCTCCTACATTCCCATCTCTTATAAATTGAGGCACAGGTAATGGATTTACTGGAACTACACTCGATGTTACATTTAATACTCCATTATTATTAGTGTAATTAATAGTTACTTTTTGTGTAGTTCCTTTAGGTATGTAGTCAGTAATGTGTAAAAGTTTATCATTGTTTTTTTGATAAACGAAAATACGATTTGTAGGTTTATCGTTTGGAATGGTTATATAAAATATACTTGGTGAAGAATTAATATTTAAAGAATTTGTAGGTGATATAGTTTTATTGAATATAATATTTTGAAAATTAATAAGTAATAAAGCGGAATTAGTTTTATCAAAATTCAAAAATCCTCCAGTTCTTCTATATATTTGATAATCTGCTGGTATATTATATTCCGTCATTGTTGTATAATACCAATAGAATATACCTTTTTGAGGGGTAGCTATATTTGAAACTAATTTATAAGAAACACCTTCATCCATTGCTGTTTGACCGGGAATTCTAGCATAAAATATAAGAGGATAATTAAATTGATTTTTTTCAATTTTAAATATTGGTGATTCTCTATCTTCAGATAAATGATATAACCATAAATTAAAGTTTTGTATATTTTGAATATTTTCATAGTTTGAAAATATTTTATTAAAAAGTTCTGTTGTTATATGAGAATAACCATCATACTTATATACAACATAAGTTAAAAGAATTATATTATTGTTTATATCAACGGAATTTAAAGGCATCCCTGTAATTTCATTGAAATCTGTTCCTCCAATACCAGTAACAAAAAATCTATAATATCCATTCTGTCTTGTTATATTTGTAACTGATCTTTGTTCACCAGTAGGTCCATATAACATATATCTTCTAGGTTTTGAAGTATCAACAGTATTGTTTTTAATATCATTAATTATACTTTGGTATAAGTTGTTCAAATACACTTTTGGTCCTGTATATGAAGAACTAAAGTAATCTACTCGCGGCGTCCAACTATTAGAAATATTTTGTTCTACCTTTCCATCTTCATATATTCTAATTAAATTATTAAATGTTACATCACTAATTCCATTAAATCCCCTTTTTGTAATATCAATTTTATTAACAGTTATTGCTCTATCATATTCTCCAGGAAAATTTGTTTTATCAGGAGCAGAAGTATCAGATATAGGATATATTGTAAATTCGTAAGGACTGTAATCAGCAATTTTTTTTAAATCTAAAGAACCATTTTGACTTTTTATATAAATTGGTGAAACACTCATTTACAAAATAAAAAGAAAATTTAAAAAATTAAATATTTTGGGTTAATAAACATTTTTCCTCCTCTATCTTTTAAATTTGTATTAAAAGGAACGTGTTCGCATACTTGTTTCATATTACTGTCTTTTTGTTCAAAGGAAGAATAACGTAATCCTCTAAGTTTTTCTGTATTGTATAATCCTGTACCTCCAAAAGCTGAATAACATTCTATCAAAGGGGTTGTAGAAGGTATATTTTGGAAATGTTTGTCAACATAACTCTGATCTCCTGTTTTGTTAACCATCTCCCAGCAATCATAATCACAGTCTTCTTTGCGTAATGCCCAAATATCATAATATGCTTTAGTATTATTGGAGAACATGGCATCCCAGTTTTTATGTTCAAAATTTGTTTTGAAACACTCTAAATTAATTTCATTAGAATTCACATCATCACAATCTAAAATAAGAAGAAAAACATTTTTTCCAAACTTCTCTTCTAGTAAACACATGTACATATTCCTTGCTTCTTGAAGTGAATAAGGTCTTGGAATATCTTTGTGAAGTTGATAGTATACTTTTCTTTTTTCTGAATCTTTTTTACACCAATTTTTAATGATCTCAAAAGTAGAATCTTGACTATATCCATCAATAAAAAGAGCGTAATAATCTTTAAAAAGAGAACTGTATTTTTCCACATTATTTAAAACTGCACTTATATATTTTTCATTATTTTTTGTAATTCCTGTAATAAGTAGAGTGTATTCAGGATATTCTTTTTGAGAAAACTTTGATAATTTTTTCTCATTAATGTTAGAGAGCATATTTAAATATTACTAATGATATTTAAATAGGAATTTCAATAATTAATTTAAAGTGATGATTATATTATTAAAAATGAAGTCTATTATTGCTATTCTTCTTGTAGCAATCGCTGCTATTAGCGGAATTCCTCAAACTGATGCTCTTCCTTGTGATAGAGGTATTTTTAACGCCTTGTGCAATCCCAAGTTGAAGCTTGTACAATCTTGCTATGATTGTACCCGTTTGGATAATCAAAAAGAGCGTTGTTTCCCTGCTTTTAACAAGTTTGACATCACCGATTTTCTTTCAACTAAGAAGTGGACCTGCACTCAACACGAATGGGAAAATCCTTTTCACTCAGATAGTGAAGAAGTTACCGTAGGAACCGTAGGAACCGTAGATACAGAGTGATTTAAAATCTAGTGAAAGGGAAGGGAGTTCTTGAAAAAATATTTGCTGCGTCATTTGCTCCGGTATATGCTGCATAATCATTATTCTTTATTGAAAAATAAAAATGCAATCCTGTTCCTATCCACGCTAAAAGAGCAATAGATAAGATAATCCATCCAAGTTTTTTATAACCTGAATCAATAGTTGAATCAGCATGATTATCCTCATTAACATAAACATCTATATTCTTTCCTACTACTAATTTATTCGTAGTAGATTCCGATATAGCATTCAAAACATATTCTGTATCGTTAACTTTATATTTAATTTCTAGGTTACAACTATATTTTCTATTATAAACTGTACACTCAGATTTTGTTATTGTTCCTGATACTTTTTTAGTATACACTTCTTTTTTAAATGCTAAATAACCTCCTATAATAACAAACACAAATGAAATTATAGATACAATAAAAAAATTCAGCCCACTTTTAAATTTGCCAAATGTCGCTACACCATTATACATATCATTACTCATTTATTTTATAAAAATAAAATAAATGAATTTTTAAACATTTAAGAAAATGTTTTATCTTATTTGAAATGTTGCGAAGAACTCATACTCCCCGTGTTGTTAAAAATATTATCCTTGTAGGTGTTAAAGACAAGGATGAATTGATGGATTATGTTTGTGATAAAATAAAAAAGAAAACTGTATGGAAAGGCGTAAACATATATAACGTATCTTATGAAAAACTTCCTAGAATTAACCCTTCAGAAGTTGATATTGCTGTATGGTGTTTTGATTGGGACAATTTAGAAGAGAGTTGTAAAGTATTGAAAAAATATTTACGTGTATTGGAAGGATACGATATTTTTTCTTTGGTAGTTGGTTTCAATTGGGATGGAGTTATAGAAGAAAAACTATATGATAAAACTAATTTTGCTAAATCTATTAATAAAGTATTTGATTATGATTTTTTCATATCATTTGATGACTATTCTGAAGACATAAGAAAACTACTTAAAAGTTATGTGAGAGCACCAAATCTATACCACTGTAGATAATTATTCATCTCTATGTTTAGTATTTAAAAACACCTCGAAATACTCCTTATCATCTTGTTCTAACATCTTGTAAATAGAAAATGGAACTAATAAAGGATGAGCATAATATATAGCATTAATAGTACTTAATACCATCTTATCTTCAGGATGTAATTTACAATTTCTAAATCTATATTCATCAGTTGCTTTATAACCTCTATAAAACCCCACTGAACCCATAAGAGAACAAAAAATTCCGGCAATTTTCAATGACATCTTTTATAATTAACCTTCGGGTTGATTATAAATCAATTAATTATTTAACTTTCATAAACGACTTTAGATGAACGTCTTTTAGATGATGAATCAATATCACAAGGAGAATTTAGAGTTTTTTGTATAACTACAAAATGTTTTGTCCATATTTCACCTGCTATTTTTGCTGCGTCTATAGTATCGTAAACGCCTATAATTTCCATGCTATTCATTTCCTGAACTATAAATAAATCCATTTACTATTAGATTTAAATCTTTAAAACATAATATTTTTGTAGATAAGATTGGTATATATCAAGAATTTTTATGCTGTATTTGCTAAGAGTATAATTCAGATATTCTTTACTATTCTTTTGGTAAAAATATTCCATAAAAATAAGAGGTAAATATAACTGAAATAGTTTAGTTAATTCACCCTCACTTTTTGCATTTCTGATTTTATCTTCAATATCACTCTTTAGTTTACTTTTGATTTCGTTAGAAATATCGTGATAGTAGTGAACGTAAAAATGTTTATAGTATTTTTCATAAGTTGCTTTCATAAGGGAGTTGCAAATTTTCCATTTACTTTCATATTCTTTCCCTGTTACTTTATAATATATATAGTCACATATATTGTTTATATTAGGAAATATGTCTTCTTTTTGTAGTTCGCTAACATCTTTGTAAAGGTATTTTAGTCTCTCCACAAAATCTGTATTTAGATCTTCATTTACAAAAGACACTTTTAATAAATCTTTAGAGAAAATATAAGGAGATAATAGTTGGTCTAGAATTATGCTTGTTTCTAAAACTAATAAATGAGTTTCTTCATTTTTAAGGAATTTATAATCTGCTACATCCACATATTTAAGTTCTTCTATTATTTGTGCTTCACGTTTTTCATTTTCTAAATAAAAATACCTGTATGATAATCTAACGTACATTTCCACGAAATTTTTCTCTATATCAATTAATATTTCTTTTTCAGACAGACTTTTATCTTTGGGATTTTTTTTTAAATATTGTAAATTTTTAATATGCTGTTCAAAATAATCAGATTTATAAATTGAAACTGTATTTGTATAGTTAAATTCATTTGGAGAAATTTCTAAATCTTCTACCAAAAAATCTGAAAAATAAATATAGTCTTTATAGGTTTGTATATTCTTAATAATTTTTTCACGGTATTCGTTTAGTTTTCTATATATATTTTCATCTAATTTTTTACTTAAATAATTCAATATTGATTTTTCATTTAAAATTTGCTCTTGTTCTATATTGATTTTGTTTAAATCTATTTTCTTAATATAGTTTCTTAGTATTTTATCAAGTCTATACTGAAGTCTATTGTTAACATTCATGAAATATAATAAATGCTTTAAATTATCACTTGGAGGTATATCTAAATTTTTTTTAAATTTGTCATCGTTAAGATCACCGTTAATAAAGGGTGTATTTAATAATAAAGGTTTAATTTCATAAATAACATTTGAAAGAAATGTATTTCTTTCTTCATATGAGGTTTCGCAATAATTCAAGTATTCTTCTTTTTCCTTTTCTTTTTCCTTTTTTATTTCACTCTTCTCTCTCTCTATCTCTTTTCTTTTTCTTTTTTCTTCTTTTTCCTTTAATTTTCTTTCCTCTTCTTCTTGTTGTTTTTTCCTTCTTTCTTCTTCTTCTATTTTTCTTTTGATTTCAAGTTGTTCTTGAAGTTTCTCTTCTTCTCTTCTCTTCTTTTCTTCTTCTTCTTCTTGTTTCTTTCTTCTTTGTTCTTGAAGTTTCTCTTCATCCTTTATTTTATTTTCATATTCTTTTTTAAGTCTATCCATATTCTTTTTTAAGTCGCTCATTTTTAAATACTTAAAATTATCGTATTTAATTCTGTTAATAAATTTATGAATTAATACTAGATAAGAATAATTTTCAAGTTTCAAACAACTAAATCCATCTTTACTTGCGCGGATTGTTTCTAACATATTTTTAACCTCAATGTCATCTGGTAAATAATCTTTTACTTTTTCGTAAATATAACTAAGACGTACTCTAACTTCTATACTGTATTCATGTGTTTCATCTATGAATACAGTTGGATTTTTAGTGTTTATTTTAGTCATACAACCATACTTAAAATTTTTTCTTCCTTCTATAGTATCTTTAAGTGATTTTCCTTCTTTATCTTTTAACAATTTTTTATTCATGTTAAATATACATAACATATCTGCAACATCAATAATACTAAAAGAATCAGTGTTAGCAAAATTATATGAAAATCTGTAAATTCTATAAGTAAAATTATTAACATCATAATTAATATTGTAAGTATTATATATACTTTTCATTTCGTTTTCAAATGGAGATGTTCTCACATTTTCTAGTTCATCACTGTGATAATTTAAAGTGTTACAATATTCTTCTGTAATATCTGTTATATACTCTAATCTTGCACTATCCTTATTTGACTTTATAATATGCTGGTCTCTCATTATATTATTAAAAGTACTATCAGAAAAACAGTATCTGTTTTCCTTTTCATCTTTAAATATATGTATAGGGAAAGTTATCATCCTTTTATATTGGTCTTTCTGTCCTTCAATATCTTTAAATAAAATTTCAAGTGGTAAAGAAGGGTTAACGCATTGATAATCTCTAGAATTGTTTTTAATATAATCCATAGATATGTACATATATTCCTTTTCCATTTTATATTTATAAAGAATATTTTTTTAAAGATATAAAGATTTAGTATAATATTAAATATGATTTCTGATATTGAACTTAATGCGCAACTTGAGATTGGTTCATTTGAATATTTGCCTCGCAACTTCCTTGGAATTGAAACTTCAAAATTTGGACACACAGTTCTTAACCCCTTTATGAAACTAAAGGAAAAAATATACGATGAAGATGTTTTATTTGCTGATAAATGTCAAGCTATAAGATACATGTGTCACATTCCTCATAAACAAATGAAAAATGTAGTTATTGAATGTTGCAAACACGTTTTGAGCAATGAGAGTGTTCCTGTCGACGAGAGATTTTACTTTTTTTCAAACAATGAAAAGTATTTTAAACTAGAGGATAATGTGGTTTATGAATTGTTTCCTTGGTTTTTCGAGCGATGTTTAAACGAAAAGTACCCTTACTTGATTACCATTCTTTGTTGTAAATATATCATAAGGACTTTCACAGGAGAGTTGAAACAAAAAGCAAAAGACTTTTTGTATAGTGTTATTAACGACGTAAACGAACAATATGGAACCAAAATGGAGTGCATTGACACTTTGCTTGAATACGGTGATAAAAATGATCAAGAATACTGCATGCCCCTTTTAGATGAAACCCAAGAAGTTCATCAAGAGCACATTACTACATCAGTTAGAAAGATGTTGAGAAATTTGATTAAAGATAGAAGAAAACTTAAGGTCGTTAGAGAAATGGAAGATATACATAAATACTTGTTGGATAAAAATAGATCAGATTTGTTGGAGGTTCTCACAAGAGTATTGATGGATCCTTCCAAGTACGATGGTTATACCTTATCAGATATTCTACTTATGGTTTGGAACACTATGTTTAGTATGGAACAACATACTGATGAAATGTTAAAGAGATTTATTCAAGAACTAGAAGACATGAAAGGAGTATGTTCAACTGGACTTTTATCTCGTATATTAAACATTCTTAGTGGTTTCGTTAATGACGAAGATTACAATTTTAAGATAAACATTATGGATGTTATTAGAAGTGACATTTTCCAGAGATACAATAACGAGCTTCGTAGAATGCCTCCTATACAACAAGAAGAAATACTTAATAGTTTGTGTTCTGATGATAAGCAAGTTGCTGAAGAGTTCTTGACTTACTATGATATAAAGGATGAATTGTATGCTGAATATAAAGACCGAATTTCAAGTGAAGAATTCGAACGTATATACGACAAAACAAAGGAAGAATATATTGGAAAATAAATAATTATGTTTGTATATAATAAATGTCAGGTTGTAAACCCCAATTTACAAAAAAGTATTTATCAAGACCATCTCCCAACTTCCCTGCTAATAAATGCAGAGGACTTTCTCTTACAGGTAATGATGGAGTTAATATGTATAGATCTAAAAAAGATAGTAGAGGTATTTATAGATGGATTAAAGAAAGTTCTGGTAACCTTGATTTCCTAAAGAAAAAAAGACCTTATAAAAAAGTATCTCGTAAGAAAATATCTCGTAAGAAATCTAGAAAAATATCTCGTAAGAAATCTAGAAAGTAATTTTATAAAAAATATGTAAAGATAAAATTTTCATTTTGAGACGGCGTTCTTGGTTTCCCGAAAAAAAGTCCACACACACAAATTTTGTTGGCAATTGTATAAAATGATGTTTTTTTATCCTCTTGTAATTAATAGCATTTTATAATTTTAAAAAAATTTCACGAATTATTCGTGAAATTTCACGAATTATTTTTAAAATAAATAATAAAAATCATCAAGTTAAAAATTTATTTAATATTTAACAAATAAATTTGTACAAGTAATAAATTTTCATTTTTAGGCGGCGTCTTTGGTTTCCCAAAAAAAAGTCAACACACACAATTTTTGTTTAATGTAACTAATTTTATGAAAAAAATATGATATTTTCTGCTCTTTGTAAATATAGCGATTTTTTATTGTAGAAAAAAATTTGTCAAAACAACAAATTTTTTTCCATTTTCGACAATTTTTTTCCATTTTGACAAATTTTTTTCTTATAAAGTTTAAATATATATTCTTAATGTAAATGGAATATAAGTGTGTACATTGTAATAAGGTATTATCAAAATCTTACTTATCTATACACGAAAATAAATGTTTAAAAAAAAGAGAGAAATCTAGTTCAACTATATGTATACATTGTGATAAAAATTTTTCATCAGTTTATACCCTTGATAAACATAAATGCAAAAATAGAAAATGCATTAAATGTAAGAATGACTGTAATAATTCATTATGTTTATCTTGTTGTGAAGAAGAATATTCAAATAATATAAAGAATGATTATGAAAAACTAAAATTAGATTATTATACTCTTTTAAGTTCACATCATAATCTTCAACATAAATATGAAATAGAAGTTAATATAAAAAATAAAATAGAAAATCAATACAATGCTTTACTAGAAAAATGCACACAAGCAAAGAACATAAATAAAACTGTTGTTTATAACAATAACAGTACCAACACAAATAATAATATTACTTTGAAACAAGTTGTATCTACACTTGAACCTATTTCTCACGATGATATTAAAGATTCTATGGTTCATTTTACTAATAAGTATATAGACGATGGAGTTAAAGGATTTGCTAAATTTATGGTGGATTTTGTGTGTAATAATAAGATTGTAACATCTGACCATAGTAGAAATACAATTGCCTATAGAACTACATACGAAAATTTCATACGAGATCCTGAATGTATTAATATTATAAACAGCACTCTAAAACAAAATTCCAATTACATAATAAATGTTCTAGATGAAAGGAAGGAACATTATAGAAAACTTATGGATGAAAATTCAGACGATTTTGATACTCATCTTATTAAGGCTGCAAAAATTCATGAATTAAAGAGAATTACAGAAGCATCTAAGAGCGAAAATGCTGATGTTAATATTAAAGATATATCAAATATACTGTGTAATCATGGTGCAAAAAATTATAATAAATGCGTGGAGTTAATATCTAAACAAAAATGAATTTATTTTATTTATATATATATAAATAAAATGCCACCAAAACGTAAACCTTCTACAGAATTGTTAAATACCCCTTGCCCTGATAGAAACAAAATAAGAAATCCTAAAACTGGTATTTGTGTTTCTAGAGAAGGCAAGATAGGTAAAAAAGTTTTGGAAGAATTGGAAAGACAAAGAAGAGCAGGTGAACGTAAATCTCCTGAGAGAAAATCACCTGAAAGAAAATCTAAGTCTCCTAAACGTAAATCTCCTGAAAGAAAATCTAGAGAAAGAAAATCACCTGAAAGAAAATCTAAGTCTCCTAAACGTAAATCTCCTGAAAGGAAGTCAAGTGAAAGAAAGTCTATAGAACGTAAATCTCCTGAAAGAAAATCTAGAGAAAAAGGAAGACGTAAACCTTCTACAGCATTATTAAATACCCCTTGTCCTGATAGAAACAAAATAAGAAATCCTAAAACTGGTATTTGTGTTTCTAGAGAAGGCAAGATAGGTAAAAAAGTGTTGGAAGAATTGGAAAGACAAAGAAGAGCAGGTGAACGTAAATCACCTGAAAGAAAATCTAGAGAACGTAAATCGCCTGAAAGAAAATCTAGAGAACGTAAATCGCCTGAAAGAAAATCTAGAGAACGTAAATCGCCTGAAAGAAAATCACCTGAACGTAAATCTAAGTCTCCTGAAAGGAAGTCAAGAGAAAGAGAATCTGGTGAACGTAAATCTTATTATAAAGAGATAGGTTGTAAAAATGATACAGATATTATTGGTCTGGAATCATTAGAAGATATATCTAAGAAAAAACTTTTCAAATCTCGTAATGGTTATTGTTATGATATTGATAATGTTATAGAATTTTTGATTTCTAATGAAAATAAAAATCAAGACCCTCAAGACCCACGTAAAAAATTATGGGAAAGTAATGATGAACTAAAAGAAATTATATTCCACAAAGGGATAAGTGCAGATACTAGAAAAAGATACGGTAAGATGAAAAAAAATCTAGTTAAAAAAATGGATAAATTAGAAAATTTTTTTACACTAGATAAGAAACAAATTAATTTTATTAATAATATAGCTCAGATAGGAGTAGTGTTTTATAATCTAGGTTATAAAGATATATCAAATGGTATGTCTAAATTTGAAAAAGAATTAAACAAAAATAAAGAATGGTTGAAAATTAATATAGAAGGATACACTCTTAAGACAATAATGGAATCTGTAGAACACACTTGCAATCATCGTATAGGTCTCACTTTTTTGAGATACTATACATGCTTATATTCGTTGATAACAAATAAATATAATAAATCTTTAGAACTATCACCATATTTTTTGAAAGTAAATGATTATGAGTATATCACATTTCAAAAAGGACAACAAATTGATTATGCAGGTAAAGAGAAAGAAATAGATATAGACGACAGTATTACGATTATTCATTTTTTTACTGATACAGTAGACATTTATAATGCCAATTTTAAATTATCTAAAAATGGTGTTGCAAAACATAATCGGTTTAATAAAACTATATATGACAATATTTTTGGAAAATACCCAGATAAAAAGAAACTATATGAGTATTTCAATGAGCGTTATTTAGAATCTAAAAAACTATTATTTTAATTTATTTTACTAGTATATAATAAATGTCATTTTATGGAGTAAATAGATCACCTATGATTAGAAGTAGATATCAGGAAATGACTGGACGTCAAGACATAAGTTCATCTGTAGGAAATATTGCCCTAGTAATGACTCAGCTCGGATTATTACCTGCTGTAGGTTCTATATCCACTTTTGCTGGTTCTGTTGCACCTACTGGTTATTTGCTTTGTGATGGTTCTGCTGTATCTAGAACTTTGTATCATTCTCTTTTTCAAATTATTGGAATAACTTATGGTTCAGGCGACGGTAGCACTACTTTCAATCTTCCTAACCTCAAAGGTAAATTTGCAGTTGGTTTTGATTCTTCTCAAGCTGAATTTGATAGTTTATCTGAAACTGGAGGTGAAAAAACTCATACTTTAACAATTGCTGAAATGCCCTCTCATAATCACGGTGGTTTAACTCAAGCAACAGGTGCTCATACTCATACTATTACTGACCCTGGACATACTCATTCATATATTAATCAACCAAATACACAAAATACAGATAATGCCTTTGCTACTGAAAGTGCAGCAGATAATTCTTCTGTATCACAAACAACTGGTTCATCTTTAACAGGTATAACTATAAATTCAGCAGGTTTGCATGCGCACGTAATTGATTCACAAGGAGGAGGACAACCTCATAATAACTTACCTCCCTACATTGTATTAAACTATATCATTAAATGTTAAAAATAATTTATATAGAATTATTTTTAATTTAACATTCCAAAACATTCAATGCTCTATTCCATCTGGATATTCTATCTTCAATACCGTTAGTTCCTCCATTAATCCTTTTAGTAAGGGTTAGAAAATCATTGGAGTTTCCTGTGCAAAATTGATTTAACTTATTACTAACCCAAAACCATACTGATGCTTGAAATCCGTAACTTGGTAATACAAGTAAATCAGGTTTTTGTATAAAATCTTCTTCAATAAAAACCGATGCTTTTTGATAATTACTTCTACCTGTAACTTGAATTGCTCCTCTACCTTTGAAACGAACACCATCACCTGGATTACAGTTTCCTAACTGTTTACAACGACCTTCATATGCCTCTCCAGAAGCAAATTCTTCAAAAGTAGACAGATCAAGTGATTCGTGACCAACTTGTGCTGAAAACGCCGCAATAATATGACATTGGTCTTTACCCATATTATCTTCTAGAACACTATCAATTGCCTTGTTAAACCAAGGGAATAAAGTATCTGTTCTGATAGAACTCAAAGAAGGGAATAACCCTCTAAATTCATCTTTAGAAACGTATCTCCAATATAACCAAGGAGCGCTATTTACATCATTTACACAGCATTTAAAAACACTAGGACACAAGTTGTTGTAAATACCTCCACCACTACAGTCTGTAGGTTTAATACATGAACCTTGAAAGTTATTAATTTTTGTAGTGCATGCAGTTGATGCGGATGTATTGAACCCGTAAATAGGGGTTAATAGGGAGAGGAAAGCAACACAAAGTTTCAATAGTTTCATTTTTAATATTATAACATAAACATTTAAATTTCAAATAAAATGATGAGCAAGATTTTATATATTGGTGCTGGATTACATACAGAAATTGCTGAAAATTTCCCAAATGTAAAAAAATTTGTTCTAGTGGATTCTAAACCAAGAACAGAATTTGGTTACGAATATTATTTTCGTCCATTTTATAGACCAGATTTTATTTATGATCTTATAAGTAAGTTACAAGATTACAAATTAAAAGAAAATGTTAAATTGAGTAATAAATACGAGGAAATTGATAGAGACTATTTAGATTCGTCACTATTATATTTTAGGAAAGATGATATTGATTTGAAATATTTTATTTCCACAGGTATACCTTGTGATTTATATAATGAAAAATTTGAGGAAGAATTGAGGGATTGTGATACTTTATTAATTAGCGGTCATGATCCAAATGATAGAATTATGGATTATATAAAAAAACCCTTTCATTTTATAGGATATAGTTCAACCTATTTCCCAAAAAATTTGGAGAGTTTTGAAGAAGATGAATATAATTCTGCTATTAAATATATACTAAAAAATCCTGACAAGGTAAAGTCATATACTTATGTAGATTACGATACTGGTACTAAAGAGACAGTGTATAGTTATGAAGAGTTTTATGAACAATTTAAAAGATTTAAATGAAATTTTTAGAAGTTTATATAGACTGGTATCTTACTATTCTAAAATGAACACAAGATACTCTGAACTCAATCAATTAACCATTAAGTCCCTCCATATCCTGTGTAAAGAGAAGGGAATTAAAGGATACAGTAAATTCAGAAAACATGACTTGATAAATTATATTATGAATAACTCTCCTAAAAATCCTGTTTTACCTCCTTCTCAACCTACATTAAAAACAGAAGATTTGGGTAAAACAGTAGAATATGCATTATGTTTGTTATACGGTCTGGAGTATATTGGAAATTTCAAGTATGATTTAGATAGAGCAAATAAATTAAAAGAGAGATTTGCCGGTGTAAAGGATATACTTAAAATAAAAGATTTTGTAGGAAAAACAAATAATTACAGTGATTTTATACTTGAAGATGGAAGTGGATTGAGTGTGAAATCAAACAAGTGTAAGTCCTATAAGATTGCTCCTCAAATTATAGGTCAAACTACAAAAAATAAATTCAAAGAACACTTTAATTGCGATGATAGAATTAAAGTATTTATAAAGGAAAATTTAGACAAAGCGTTGAATGAATACTGTAAATATACTTTTGAACAAACTTTATTATACTATAATGAGAATAATGATGAATTATCTATATATAAACTTAAAAATCCAATAAAGATTGAAGGTGCATATTTTTATAATGAAAAATGGAGAGAGTCTGCTACTATAAAATATAAAAATTTAACGATTGGAGAATTTCAGATACATAATCATAGAAACTGTGTGAAATTCCGTTTTAATTTGGATAATTTTATGAAACTTTTTGAGAGCAGTTTTCTTATTCATAAGATACACAAAACAAATATTCATTAATATCTGTGTCTTTATTATAACTGAATGATTTAAATCTTTTATATTCTCTTTCTTTTATTTCAATATTAACTTTTTTATTTACTGCACTTTGTGTAATGATTTTTTGTATTTCATCTTTTTTAAGTAATCCCTCACTATTATAAGACATAAAAACCCATTTTATATTTTTGTTTTTAGCAAGTTTTTGAAATATATTTTCAAAAGCATTTTTTATTTCTCGTTTTTTACATAAAGAAGAAATAAAACAATCGGTAGGAATTCCGGTCTTTCCTGTTAATACAATATTATCATCATATTTTGCTACTATGTTAAGAGGGAAATAGTTTTTAGAATATTGTCTCTCATTATAAGGAGGATCTAGATATAAAATCTGACAATCAACGTTATCAATAACGTTAATTATATCATCATTAAATACAGTAGAACCCAAAACGGGAAAGTTATTTTTGTGTATGGGTTTCAATACGAGTTCTTTGAGAGCTTTTTGTTTAAAATTTTTCAAAAAACAACCATAAACAGCAGGAACATTACTCACATTATCTGCAGACACAATTAAAGATGCCATTAAAAAATCAAAATAAGGACTATTTTTGATTTTATCTTTTATATAATCAATTCTCTGAGCATTATCAATTGTGAAAAAATTTCTTGAACCTTGAGGACTATAATGCTTTACAATATTACCATTTATGTTTATGTGTTTTTTATCATTCAAATCCATATTGATTTTATCAATTTCATTTTGAATTTCTTCAGAATAAACCAAACTAGACATTGCCTTTGTAATAATAAAACTGTATAATTCAGCATCATTACTTGTTACTATAGCATTTTTTACTCTAAAGTAATAAGACACGATGCCTGTTCCAGAAAATAAATCTCCAATCTTTATACCTTGTAGAGAATTAAGTTTAGTATAAGATAAAATACAGTCTTCTATCCATTCTAATAAATTAAGTTTAGAACCGATATAATTCAGTCTCACAAGATCTTTGAAAGAATTAGAAGTCATTTTATATATATAAATGATATAAGTTTATAACTAAATCAATTATTTAAATTTATATTTATAAAATGCCGATTGAGATAAGTAATATAGGAAATAAAATACTATTTGATTACATCTACAGAAATACTATTGCTTCTAGATTAGAAGTCAAACCTATTAAGAGAAAAGATATATCGGATATTAAGGGTATAGACCTTATCAGTATTTATACGGAAGAAAAACATAGAGGAAAAGGTTATGCTATAAAACTGATATTGGAATTAATAAAGTATTGTAAAAGAAATGGATACGCTTACATTATAACAGATGATGCAACCAATACTTTCCCTCCAAAAAATATATATTATAAAATGGGGTTTCTGGTTAGAGATGATGATGGAAATTGGACAAAATGGACTTCTAATATAGAACCTGATGAAGAAAGATTGTATATAGTTAATTTAAATCTTAAAAATAATGTATAAATGTCTCGTAATAAGATTTGGTTAATTACTGGTATTTGCGGGCAAGATGGAAGTTGGATGGCAGATTCTTTACTTGCACTTGGATACAAACATATTCACGGAATAATTAGAAGATCTGCTACCAATAATACTAGGAATATTGAACATATTATTGATAAACTCACTCTTCACTATGGAGACTTAACGGACACTATGAATGTCCATAATATTATTAGTAATGTAAGACCTGATTATATAGTCAATTTTGCCGCTCAAAGTCATGTAAAAGTAAGTCACGATATGGAAATTTACACATTCCAAGTAAAT